TGGGTATCAAGCCTCTACCGCACCAATTGCAACAACGGACAATGCGGTATCGGCCCCGACCAATTTCACATCAAGACCAGCTTGCGGTGTTCAACCCAGGGGCTGGCGTGGCTTGTGCCTGTTGTGGCTGCTCAGTTTGAGCGTGAGCCTGAGGCGCACCGGCACCAGATTTGTATCCACCAATCTTGTTGCTGGGCCCGTACTGGCCTGAAGCAGGCTCGACCTTGATGGCTGCAGTAAACTGCTTGCCCATCGCGGCACGAAGCATGTCGGTGTTCAACGACTGAGATGCATCCTGTCCTGTTGATCCGATGAAAGCCTTCAGTCGAGACAGGCCAACCTGGTTGTTGAGAACAAAGTAATCCCAGATCTTACGACCTGCGTGAGTTGGTCCAACTACGTTGAACTCAATCTTGATCATCTCGTTACCGGCCTTCGACACCTCTTCGGTGAACAGCGCCGCAGCTAGTGTGTAGTCCCCTTCTGGAAACGGTGTATTGTCGTTGTCAGTAACTTCAATATTGCTGACATCGATACCTTGATCTAATAGACCCATAGTGCTGCTCCTTTAAGCTGCTTCAGTGTTTGTGTTTGCAGCGAGTGCTGCGTTGTAAGCTTCCATGAACTTATCCCATGAAAACTCAAGCTTGGAGGGCAGGTCGATACGAGACTTCGCATCGTATGCCGCAGCAAACTTTGTATACAAACCACGGTTACCGTAGCTGACACCTCTGGCCTTCTGGCCGTCCTTGATCAACTGGGTTTCGTAGTTTGCGAACAGGTTGAAATCAACCCAATCTTTGATAAGCGCGTTCACCTTCTTGTTGCAACGCATCTCCCATCGGTCATACGGCTCCAGTTCAGGATCTTTGTATGCTTTGGAAGCAACGTGGCTTAACAAGATGATGTTCATACCCTTCTGGGTATGCAGCGCATTGAGGCCTGACAGCAAGTGTACCCAAGAGTTTTCTTCGGCAACGTAGAACGCACCGTATCCTGCCTTGGGGTCTGCCGCCGATGTCCAACCATTCTGAGCACACACATATGCTTCGCCCAACTTGGCGGCAGCGTCAGTGGTATCCAGCACAACCGTCTTATACGGATGCTCTTCCATGACAAGCGTCTTCACTTGTTCAAGAAGCTCCTGCCATGTATCCGCTTGAGGGAAGCGCGGGGCGCTTATGAATGACAGGCCATCTTCTGCCTGTATAAAGATAGGGCTGTCAGCCCCTGCACCAAAGGTGCTTTTACCGATACCGTCCGTGCCCTGGATGTTTATCCTGACAGGCGGTATTGAGCCACCGCTTTCGCGGGTGCTCGTCACTTGCTGAAGTAACGACATGCTATGCCTCCTTTATGTTTTCAGCCTTGATGGTTTTGACCTTAGGGTCACCGAGTTTGATCGAGTGTGCATCGTGCCACTTGCCTGAATCCTTTGGATGGTTCATGGCATACGTCTGAAACGAACGCATATCGATCTTGTAGGAAGTGTGCTGGGAAACAAAGGAAGGCCACTCGCTTCGAGGAGTATCCTCTAGGAGTTCATCAATCCGGGGTTGATCCCAGATGTGGGTACGACTAATGGCGACGGTGATGCCGTCTTTAGTCTTCTCACCGCCTTCATTGTGGATGGGTCTTAGAAGCTCACTTGCTTCTTTTGAATCAAGGATTTCACGTTCAATCCGTTGGATGTGCCGATCAATCTCTGCTTTCTTTTCTTTCGCTCCAAGCCACTGCTTAGCCAAACATTCAATGCTTGCCATATCCTTTTCCTTTTCTATCTATCTATCAACTCAACTCTCTACGGAACCGAGAATGACTTAGGCGAAAGAAAAGTGCAACACCTTTTGGAAAAAAAATTGTAATAAAGAATATAGCAGGATAATATCGGCGCAAGGTTTAAGGAGCCAGAAATGGACTATGTGATAGAAAAAAACTCCTCCGTGCCGCCACACGGTACAAAAGGGGGTGGCAAATGGCAAAAGCTTTTAGCAAAAATGGAAGTCAATGACGCGATTTTTTTGAGCAGCGAAGAAGAGGTCAGATCTATTAGGACTTCTGCGTACAAACTGGGAATGAAGGTCAGGTCAAGAAGGATCAAAGAAGATTCTTACTGGGTTCAAAGGGTGAAATGATGATGCCTTTTTTATCCTCTGATTCAGACGGGCCCATGTCACCCGAAGCAAAAGAAGAACTCCTACACACGATGTGGGAACACGGGATGCACATCATCCCATGCGGGTCGCCAAGCGAGGTTGTGCCGCAGTACTTCAGACAAAGACACCCCTTCGATACCGAAGAAGATCTCAAGGCCAAGTGGGCAAAGACCCCACGAGTTAAATGGCAGCACTACCAAAAGATTCAGCCTTCCCAGGATGAAATCGTTCAGTGGCATGCTCAGTACCCAACGGCAAACTGGGCAGCGATTACCGGCATATCATTCGCCGTAGTTGATGCAGACTCAGATGACGCTGTGAACTGGATAGATGCAGGCGGCATTACGCGAACACCACTAACACAAACTTCGCCTCGAGGAGGGAAGCACTACTTCTATTCCCTAGGCAGTGGTCCGATGATCCGCAACAGCGTGGGTCAGAATAAGCTAGATGTGCGAGGCGATGGCGGGTACGTCATGGTCGCTCCATCTTACGGTTACACCATGACCTGCGACAAAGCATACGGCGTGACCGGCATGGATGACCTGCCGATGTTAGGCGAGGCTGATATACAACAGGTCCATGTCTTCAACACCGGCAGCAAAGTCGAAAGCATTCGAGACAAGCTTACAGAAGACCCAAAGGAGCAAGGCAGTCGTAACGACACCTTGGCGAGGCTGGCAGGTAAGTGGGTGAAAGAAGGCTGGGGTATGCGTGAGGTGCTGATCAAAGCACAAGACTGGAATCAAACATGTGTGCCGCCTATGGATTTGATTGAGGTCACCCGTACCACAATCAGCATCGTCAACGGCCACATCAAGCGGCACCCAGAAGATGTCAATGCAGGCATCATGGGGTGGGAGACATCTACTTGGCAGACAGAGATCAACGAAGATCTCAAAGAACTGCAGTCACAAGAAGACCCGATTGAAAAGCTCAAGCGCGATGGTGAAGAAGAACCAGAGCAGGGGCCGCTAGGACTTCAGGCGTTCAATGCAGATCAGTGGTCTACCATGACCGACGATGGCATCGAACAGTACTGGGGCGATGCCTTCATCTTTCAGAAGAGTCGGGTGCTGCTACTGGGGAAGCCAAAGATTGGTAAGTCGAACTGGCTTGGTGCATTCGCAGCCGGTGCGACAACAGGTACAGACTTCATGGATGTCGAGTTCAGCCGTCCGCTCAAGGTGATGTGGTTCCAGGCTGAGATCATCGCAGAGTTCTTGAAGCGACGTATCGACACATACTATCGGCGCTTTGAGTTTGATCAGGACTTGTTGTCCATGGGGCACAGCAACCTGATCATCAGCGGCAGGCTACGCAAGAACCTGATGCGCGACCAAGACATTGAACAGTTCAGCCAAGAGATCGCGTTCCACAAACCCGACATTGTCATGATCGACCCGATCATTAACTTCTTCGATGGCGAAGAGAACTCCAATACAGAGATACGCAAACTCTTGGATCGTGTTGATATGCTGATCGACATGCACGGTATCAGCGTGGTGATCGCTCACCATACAGGTAAAGAACGGGCAGATGATAAGTCGTTCATGTCTGCACGAGGCGGCAGTGTGTTCGCAGGATGGTTTGATAGCGGTATCAAGCTCAGTGGCGAGAAGCCTGATGTGTCTATCTTTTACGAAGCGCGTAACGCTATGGAACCCAAGGAGCATCTGGCCAGCTTCGACTTCGATGATGGCATGTGGAAAGTAAATGAGTTCACGCCGCGCAATGTGAAGGCGCCGCTCAGCGAAGAAGATGAGGTTAAGATCGCAGGGATCGTGGTTGATGCGATGAGTAGTACAAAGTTTTATATGCGAAAGGAGCTAGAGCTTCTGGCGAAGGAAGCTTTGAGCAAAGCGGGCGCGAATAGCGGCGAGAAAGCCGCGATGAAAGCTGTGTCGTATGTACAGAAATACAAAGGCTCCGTGGTCAAGACGCATGCACAGCCTGGAATGGCGGTGTGGCATTATCTGGAATCGAATGAAATGACAAAGCCTTGGGAGTGATATGAGTAAGCTAACCGTAATCAGCCTAGGCGCAGGCGTACAGTCTAGCGTGATGGCGTTGATGGCAGCGAAGGGTGAGATCACACCCATGCCTGACTACGCGATCTTCGCAGACACGCAAGCAGAACCCGATCACATATACGAATGGCTTGACTGGCTGGAAACACAGCTACCGTTTCCCGTTCTGCGTGTGACACGGGGCAACCTGTTTGAAGATGTCATGGACCCAAGCAACAGAAGCGCATCACCACCGTTCTTCACCGCATCTCCAAGCGGGGTGGGCGAGGGCATCCTGATGCGTCAGTGTACCCGTGACTACAAGGTCACGCCGATACAGCGCAAGCTGCGCGAACTGGCAGGCTACAAGCCGCGCCAACGTATCCCAGCGGACACAGTCGAGCAGTGGATAGGTATCAGCACCGACGAGATACAGCGGATGAAGGATGCGCCAGAGAAGTGGTGCAACAACCGATGGCCGTTGATCGAAACCCGTATGTCACGATGGCACTGCCTGCGCTGGATGCGCGACAACGGGTACAACGAGCTACCCCAGAAAAGCGCATGCACATTCTGTCCTTATCATGACAACGCCTTCTGGCGCGAGATGAAAGCAACAGATCAGAAGTCCTGGGCCCAAGCCGTCCAGGTGGATGAGCACATACGAGATAACTTCAGAGGCACAACGAGCAAGATCTACATACATCGATCACTCGTGCCGCTGAAGGACGCAGATCTTTCCGATCCCGCAGAAAACCAGATCACCATGGACTTTGGTGACGAGTGCGACGGGATGTGCGGGGTGTGATAGGCAGGCATAAAAAAGCCCCGCAAGACGTACAAAAGGATTAAAGACGCCAAGCGGGGCAAACACACTCAGTTAAGGAGACTTCGTGTACGGCGGAAGATACGGCAGCAACAAAGGAATGTAAAGAGCGGCGAATGGGCAATGCAATAAGGATACGGATGCGAATGAAAGAAAAAAGCGAACAGATGGACCTGGTGGAACAAGAAAGAAAGATCGTCAGCCTCATGCAGCAGGGTTTGAAGAGGGCAGAGATAGCCGAGCGGCTAGATCTGACATCGGAAGAGGTTTACCGGGTGGCAAGAATGTACCGCCTCGAGGTGGGCAAAGGGTCGGGAGGCACGGGCAAAGCGGTGCGAATCAAGGGGCTGATATGAGCGGGTCTTGGCGGATCAAATGCGTATCATGCGGCAGTGATTACAAAACCGACGATCTGCCCAAGTCCTGTAAGGTGTGCGGCAAAAAAGTCTTGATAGTTGAAGACATGAGAAAGAAACATGATTGATTTTGCAGACCTGATTGCGCCCATGACAATCGTTGAGTTTGAAGAGAAGCACCGTGGCAAAAACTTTGTTGTGTTCCCAAGGAATGATGCGCGGACAGAATTGTTCGACAACATAATCGACTGGCAACAGTTCAGTAGTTACTTGAACAATGACCGCGCTACCGCTGGGATGCAGGCCATAACTCTCGACGGCAGAAAGCTCTGCATGGAAAGGGGAACCCTTGAGCGAGAGAGCAGACCCAACTGGTGCCGCAAGGACTACTATGAGAAGAAGTACTTGTATGACCTCTGGATGGAAGGCGCTTCCCTGATTATGACAAAAGCATCACTGCTCACCCCGCGCATAAGCATGATTGCTGGCGCAATTGAGCGGTACTACATGGGCGCAGCGGACGCGCACTTCTATTGCAGCGGACACAATCACGGGTCGCCCACCTTCCCGTTTCACATAGATTATGACGATAACTTCTTGGTTCATGCCGAAGGGGATGTTAGCTGGGACATATCGAACAGTTTTGAGAACGATGAAGGTGACTTCACGTCGATTGATCTAACTATGGGCGACCTGCTGTACATACCCAAGGGCATCATGCACAGGGCATTACCTAAGACAAAACGCATCTCAATATCGGTGCCGGTGGCAGAGCGAAAGCCCAACGAAGGGCCCCTTAAAACACAAGACAGAACGTACTACGATTTCACATAGGGGCGGCAAGATTGTATAACTTACGAGTGAAACTTAAAGTAGTTTCGAGGTCGGCGGAACAGCCGGTTTACCCAAAATCAGTAGGTGCAAGGGGGTGTTTTCATTTTGCACCTACCCCTGTGGATAAGTGGGTTAAGTCATTGATTTATAAGGAAACTGAGGTAGGTGCACGAGGTGCAGCGTGCAGTGCCGTGCACCTTGCACCTACCCCCACCTAAGTCATTGATTTTAAAGGGCACTGCAAGGTGCACGAGGTGCACTTCTAAAGAAGGGGAGAGAGATATAAATATCTCCCCTACGGGATAACCCCTTACTCCCTTCTTTGAAGAGGGGGGGAAGAAAAGAAAAATTTTTTTTTGTAGGATAGCAGGCATGGGAAAAAGCGAATCAGTCGATATGATCAACAGCACAAAACGACATGCGATTAGTGAGTTCAAAGAGCCTGTTTTTACGAAGAAACAACAGGCGTTTATTCAGCACTATGTGTATCACGATATGACTAACACAGAGTCAGCACACAGAGCAGGGTATGCAGGTCCAGCAAGAGCAGCTTCCATACTTTTGAATGATCCGAGATACGCGCATGTGCAAACCAAGATTCGTGAACTCCAGGAGGCACAGCAGAAAAAGTTTGAGATCACTTTCGATAAGGTTGCTCGTGACCTACAGATGATCAGAGATGCTGCTGTTGAAGACGGGTCTTATGGTGCAGCGGTATCAGCAGAACTCGGCAGAGCAAAACTTGCGGGCCTGATGGTGGATAAGAAAGAGATCAAGCACGGACGCATCGACCAGATGGACAGAGCAGAAGTTGAGTCTCGGCTGCAGCAACTGATAGACAAGAATCAACTTGCGCCTGTCCTAGCTGAGCGTGCAGGTGTGGTGGTTGAGGGTGAGCTTGCGGATGAAGCCATGGTGGATGAGGAGCTTGAGGGTGAGGAACCCCTCGATCTTGAGGATGAACTCGAAGATGAGGAATTCCAGGATGGCCTAGATCAGGATTTTTGACGGATCAGCGCAAGCGGTGGACGATAGCCCTTCCCTCTCCTCTTCAGCCGCGTTATCACCTTGGGCTTGCCAAGCCTTGGTACGGACCTGAAAGCAGCATGGCGATGAGCCGCACTGCAATACTTAGCCGATGGTTGGATGCTCATGAACTTCTCACCGCACCACGCACAAGTGAACTCACGCTCAACCTTGTGCTGGTGCATGGTGGATGAGTTGGTTCTCATTCCACCACGAGTCTCTTTGAAGTACGGCTCCGTTGATGTGAGCAGATCAGACATGACTATGCGTCCTCAGTAGTCGGTAGCTGAGTCGTGGTCACATGCTTGATCTCATCCTCGTGGATGCATCTGGTGCGTAGCAACTCAGATAGATACTGGAACACGACCCAGTAGTTGCCGTAGTTGGTTGGGCATGGGATAACCAAGTCATCCCTACCGTCAACAAAAATGATTCTAAAGTTTGTCATCGCATATCTCCGTATATGTCTTTGTCCGCAGCGAGTACCAACTCGCCAATGATTTGAATTAATTGGGGGACAACCGCATTGCCTAAGGCTTTGATTCTGTCCACCCGATTGGGAACCCCATGAGCCATTCGACCCACTGCGGGTTCAGAGGTCCACTCTGCCCTTCCTGATGCGTAACCGAATCCGGCAAACTGTTGGTCGGTGTACGACCCTTCGCCTTCAACGTCTCCGGCGATCTCCCGCCCTTGTAGTCCCGCGTCAGTGGCGTTGGCCACAACCCCTCCTTCTTCACCGCCGTCGCCAGACCATCGCCCGACTTCTTGCTTGCACCTTTGGCGTTGTAGTTGCCGTTCACCGTGGGTGTCGGCCACAACCATCGCTCCATGGT